TTGTTGGATCGTAGGGAACCTGTTGTCTTGAGGTGTATACACTACTTTTCCTCCTGTTAATAGATAAGGAGTTCTTAATAATGTAGTGACATCTCGATGTCCGTACGGAGTACATTCAGCACTCCAGCTAATCGTGTATGGTTGCCCTACTTCAAACCCGCTACCATTGTGACCTACTTCGATATAATCAGTGCCTAATTCGATTGTGCGGTTAGGTTCTCCTGCCAATCTGTTCTTGTTGTAACGAGTGATTCCATCGCCACCGATAAGCTCATTATTAATCTTGCTTAATTGAGCGTTCTTATCGATTTCATCTTGCAGCTCTTTCAATGGCTCTTTTAGCCATTTATCAAAGTCTGCTTTGATTTTATCTGTATCGATTTTGCTAGCGGTTGACTTGCTACTAATTTCTGCAGCTAATCTAGCTTTCTCTTCTTCAGATAGTGCTTTTGATTTCTCAATGCTATCCTCAATAGATTCCTTCATCTTTTGAAATCTACTGTCAAATGCTCTATCTGCATTCGCTAATAGATTAGCGATTTTCTTTTCAACCTCTGCATCAGTGAAGATTGAATTTAAAATCATATCTGCAGCGCCACTCACACCAGAATTAGTTGAGCCACCACTACCGCCTGTACCTTTTTCATCAAAGGTAAAATCAATATATTCTTTTGCCAATACATCGTACGTATATCCAGTGACTTTCTTCGTGATACTAACATCATGCAGAAAACTACTGATTGTTACAGTGTCGCCAATTTGAATTTTCTGTCCATCTAGTTCATAAGCTTCGATTTTAATAACATCCGTCATTTTATCGATTTTCTCATTTTCAAACTTGGCTCTTGCCCATTTTTCTAACTCGGCAACTGTTTTTAAGTCGTTGTTAGTGTATTCAGCCTCGTTGATGTATGGATATTGATTAATCAACGGACTATCTACAGTAGCGTGAATAACAGTATCTTCTTTAGCTCCCTCATTTTTAAACGTTGAAGTAACATGTATTCTAGTAATAATACTAGCTGTATCATTCGTACGCTCGTATTTTTTTAAATTCTGATGCGTAGTAATGACTACATTGTTATCTCTACCTCGACTTTGAACGATGCGTATCGAATAGTTATCACGTATCAATTCACCTTTCCACATATTAATAATGGAATGTTCCCCGTCAAATAACACTTTATATACCGTAGAATTATCAGCATTGTTAAATGTATGAGGCTCTGAAATATCACTATCAAATGAAAAATCAGAAAAAGGAGTTTTGAGTGCATTTATCATTGAATTTAACGCTAAATTACACCCAACTCGCTCTACTCCAAATTTACCTACAATCCTCTTGAATGCATCTTCAGAGATATGAGAACAAGTAAGATTGACTGTATCGTCTAATTCAGTACGATGCTTAATTCTGAATAGCTGTCTGCCGTTATCTGGAGTATCTGTAATAATAATCTTATCGTTATCTAGTAAACGATAATGCTCGCTATCCGTGATTGGATAATCAATACTTAATACGTAATCACCGTTTAAAATTTCTTTTAATTCGCCTTTTTTAGCTTCGTGGAGTGGAATTCCATTCCATCTCGCAGTTGTAGTAGCTTTATCTAACAAATAAATCACTACACCCACCCCCACAACGTTTCAAAAGTGATTCTTTGAATTCCAGCGCCAAATACAACCCCAACATGCTGTTCTTTTGTTGGATCAAGCGTAATAAAATCGCCTGACCATTTAATTAGATTCCCAGTCTTATCTTTAAAACTAGGATTGGCAGGATCGTTAACCATTACGGCTTGTTCTCTTAAGTTTTCTAACTTGATGACTTGTCTGCCTACCGTGAATTGAGTCGTTCCGTTCCCAATCACTGTGATTTTAGGAAAGGCTAGCGCAGAACCTTGAGTCTGAATAGCTCCATTACTATTCAAGATTTGAACGTTATTTTGTTTCATATAATTAGTTGGATGGCACACGAACGTTACTTCTAATGTATAAATTCCGTGTTCATCTCTCATTGACTCATACTTATTAGCACGATAGCACCACCATTTAGTAAGCTTGACCTGTTCATTTTCAAGCCAAAAACCTTCACGAGACAACAAAGCTTTAAACTCATAGAGTTGTTGCTCTGTAGGTTTCACTAAATGGATAGTATATTTTCTTTCTACTACTTCACGATGCTTATTTGTTTGAGAAATGTAGCCACTAATACCTCTATGTGAAATGAATGTAGTTTTAGAGTCCCCAATATTAATTACTGGAGACTCCTTTACAATAATGCGATAAGGAAAAGATGAAGTACGTATTCCATCAATCGTTAATTCGTTATGTTGGATCATACTGGTTCACCTCTCAATTCTTTCTTTCGTTTTAACTCGTAAGCTAGCATATTAGCTACTGCATTAGCTATTTTTTGAATATCGCTTTCTTCACGTACAATAACATCACTGATATGTACATTTACTACAACTGGTTTATCTGATTCCATATGTTCTGCAACACCTTTACCAATTGCAGCTAAATTTTTTGAATTTAACGGCAGAACGGCTTCTGTTCCAGCTTCACCACCAACCATAAGGTTGTTTCCATTTTGTCCGAATACGGTAGGTTTTGTTAAAATCCCACCTTTGGCATACCATTCAATACCAATAGAAGGTAATCCACCGCTTAGCCAATCTAATGGATTAGCAGAACCACTAATGCTAAAGTGAGGTAACGGGATATGAGGCCATCTAAATTCAAAGTTAAAGAATCCTTTGATAGCTTCGATTGCACTTCCTACCATATCTCTGGCAGTGTTGATTGCATTACCAATTGAAGAACTAATTCCATCCCAAACGCTAGATGTGATGGACTTGATGTTTTCCCAAATTCCAGAAATAACCGTTAAAATACCATCGAAGATTGTCTTAACATTACTTGCCATACCATCTAAAACAGTAGCTAACACGTTCTTGATAGTTTCCCAAGCACCTTGCCAATCCCCTGTTAAAATTTGTAAAATCGCTTGAATAATTCCTAAAATTGCGTTAATTGAGACTTCTATATTTGTTTGAATGACTTGCCAAATAGTCGTGATAACCGTCAAAATAACGTTCCATGTTCCTTCTAGAAATGGAGATAAGAAGTTCATCACCGTTTGAATAACATTAGAAATTGCATTCCATACATTTTCAGATGCTTGTTGAAATCTTGATTGGTTTTCTTCCCACCAAGCTATTACCGTACCAAATACACTTTGGATAAGATTAGATACTTCATTTACGACAACATCAATCACAGACTGAATAGAAGTCCAAACACTATCTACTGTATCCTTTAATCCTGGAAAGATACCGTCAAGCCATTCGATAATACTTCCGAAATTCATAAATACAGCAATAGCTAATGCAATACCTGCAGCTACTGCAGCAACCGTTCCTACAATTGGTAACATTGCAGCACCAGTAGCTGTAAATGCAAACTGTATCGCAAGTACGGCAGGTAGTAAGATTCCTAACATTGCTACCACTCCACCTAAAACCACAATAAACTGTTGAACTGGTCCAGGAAGATTTTTAAACATATTTGCTAATTGTTGGATAATTGGAATTAATACTTCCAAGATGGGCGCAATTGCTGCCGATATAGCTCCACCAAATTCAGCCATTGCTAATTTCATAGCGTTCATTGCTTGTTGTTGTCTATCAATAGGATCTAGCGTAGCTTCAAAAGTATTTGCGACAGTTCCATTAGCTTTTTCTGCCGTTTCTGATAAGCCATCTAAACTAAATGCGCCACGTTTAATAGCGTCAATCATTTTAGCAGCACCTTTGTTACCAAATACTGCAGCTGCTGCAGTAAATGCAGCTGTACTACTTTCTGCATTCTTTATTTTTTCAATTGTTTCACCTAATCCTTGCGAAAGAGTTTTCCCTTCTTTTGCATAATTAGCTGTAGCTTTTGTCATTGCTGTTAAAGTAGCGCTTGAGTCTACCCCAGCTTTTTCAAGTTGTCCTATTAATGTAGCGCCTTCTGAAAACGACAATCCCAGTTCTTTAATCTGTGGTGCGCCTTCTGTTGCTTTTTGAAACAGCAAGTCTACAGATTGCCCTGTAGCTTGAGCTACAAACGTAACTTGATCGAGTGTTGGTGTTAACTGACTAGCTTCAAGATTGTAAGCCTCCATCGCTCGCTTAGCGTTGATAGTACTCGTAGTAATATCTGCACCATTAATCTCACTGAACTGAATCATAGTTCTAGAAGCTTCTTTTAATTCTTCGTCAGTATAGCCAAATTGAGTATTTAACTCACCGATTGCAGAACCAACCTTTTCAAAACTATCCACTGGCAAATCAGTAGAAAGTTGGTCGTAAATACTTTTCAAGCTCGCAAGTTCTTGTTCTCCAGTGATACCAGTCTTAGTAACAATGATGTCCATTCCTGCATCGACTTCACGAAATGCATCTTGTGTTTGGTGCGCAAAATCAATCACTTTCTGACCTGCTTGAGAGGCTACTTCTGCAGCCTTTTGCAGTTTTTCTTGTCCGAGTAATTGATTCGTCTTTTCTACTGAATCTTTAGCAGCAGTACCTACACCCGTTAACTTTTCTTTAACGTTATTAATACTTCCGCCATCATCTAACTTGTCCAGTGCTTCTTTTAATTCATTGATATCTGCTTTTCCCTCACTAGCTTCTTTAGCCATAAGTTCTAAAGCTTTTTCCATATCTTTGCTTGAAGCTTTACCGTTCTTAATAGCGTCTGTTAGCTTGTCGCCTAAAACGTGTCTAAACTCTTCTACATCTTTCCCACTAGCTTTGAAAAATCCTGATAATCGATTAGTAGACTTCCCTAAATTCTCTTGTTCTTTATTGAGATTTGTTAGTTGAGTTTTGTAGTGAGTCAAAGTACTTTCAGTTGTTTCTAACTCACGCTTGAAAGCACGGTACTGTTCTTCACCAATTTTTCCAGCTTTGAATTGTTCTTCAACTTCTTTTTGTGCATTCTTAAGAGTTTTTAATTTTTCTTCAGTATTACCAATCTGTTTTGTTAAAACTTCTTGCTTTTGAGTGATTAATTCAATACTGGATGGATTGAACTTCAATGCATTATCAATCTGTTTCATCTCTGTTGCTGTGTTCTTGGCAACGTTATTAACAGTCTTTAACGCTTGTTCTAATGGAGTAACATTCCCTTGGATTTCAATCGTAATCCCTTTAATATTTCCAGCCATATTCTTCTCCTTTCATCAAGATAAAAGGCTACTGTTTCCAGTAGCCTAAAATCTATCGTAATCATTTTGTGTTGCTTTTCGTGCTTTATTACTTTCTTCCTGTTTATTACTATGCAAATTCACGTAATCAGTTTGAAAATCAATTGCACCACCAATTGTTAAATAGCGTAATTCATCAAGCGACAATCCGCTTTCTTTACAGCAAATAATAAATGATTCTACTGTAAATGGTTCATCACTGGCTGTGTCACTACTTGCTTTTTTTGAGTCACCATAGAGTGTTGGATTAATTCTAAAACATCACTCATGATTCCTACCGTATTCAATTCACTGTATTCACGGTAGAATTCCATAAAATCAGGAATATCTTTGTTAGCAGAACAAGCAAATGTCCAAAATAATTCGTAAAAAATCATCGTATCAAACTTTTCTACTTGTTCAGCACTCATGTTTTCAGGATTCAGTTCTTTCTCACCTTTGAATAATTGTGCTAGTTTCATCAATTCAGCAAACATATCTTTGTTAAATTGCTTCTTGAATAAGATGACGGTAAAGGCGTTGCTTTCCAACGCCAATTGCTTGTCACCTACCATAACTACTTTTCTCATGCTTCACTCTCCTACGCTGGAATTGTAATAACTTGTTTAAAGAAGTTATCGTATTTTTCTTTTTCAGTATCTTTGTGTGTTTTGACTTTAACGACTTTGTCGCTCGGACGAGGACTAGCTTTGAATTCTAGTTCTACCTCGTTGTAGTTTGCTCCATCTTTCGTTGAACTTGAGTCTTTAGGTCGTTTAGCAGTGCAGTATAGCAATACGTGACGAGTAGCGTGCTTGTCTCCTTCAAATTGGAATAACAATGCAAATGGCTTACGTTCTGCTGCTGCAGTTTCAATTACGTAATCGCCTTTCACTTCTTCGCCTAGTGCATATTGACGAAACTCTGGAGTTAAGTTGTAGAACTTAAGTTTTCCAGTGTACCCCTCGTTTGATTCGCTTACGAAATAATCTGAATTATCTGCTTTCAATTTGATGTCCGTTCCTTGTGGATCTAACTCAATCGAACGTGCGCCTGGTAATCGTTTAGGCGCTTCGTATGTAATTTCTCCAGTTGGTGATACTGTTAGTGGTGCAAAATGCACTTGTTCAATACCAAATGTCAATTTGTTTTCTTGTTTATCAGTCATGTTATCACTCCTATATTGTTAACTTATAAATTAACATATACATT